AGATGCCGTCAATAAGGCATATACCAAGATGATTCCAATCATTAATTCTGGATTAAAATCATTATATGATGTTACATATGCTCTAGTATTTGCAGCTACTAGGATAGAATCAGTCGCTCATAAAGCTGGTGTTGCCGCTCAAGAGGCGATGGTAGATCCAGTAAAAAACTTACAATCTCAAATAGCATGTTTAAGTGGAAATATAGTTGGCGGACTGGGTAATATTATAAAAGGAATGTTAAAGGTAGCATTGGGTGCTGTTAAAAATTTCACTTCATGTGTTGCTAATCAATTTGCTGGAACTTTGATAAATGACATCTTCAATAATATTTCTGGTGGATTATCTTCTGCAATTTCTGGATTAGGACCAGTTCTTAAGTTTGCGGGTGGATTCAGTGTATCAGATATTCTAAGAAAAGGTTCAATTTCTGGAACAAGTGCTTCATTAGATTGTGGGCAAAGTGCAAATAAAACTAGAGGGATGGTCGAGAAATGGACAATAGGGTATGGTCAACAACCACAAAATAATATTAATTTTGATGACGTATTGGAAAGAGCAAATAATATTGGATCTACTCTTGCTAAAGCTGCAAATGGCGTTAGTGATGCACTGAGTCAGGCAACAGGATTACTAAATTCTGCATCGAGTTTAATAGACTCTTTCAGTTCATTTGCATCTGCTGCAAATATTGGTTCTCCAAGTGCTAATGGTTGTTATGCAGGTACTCCGAAATTCTGTGGTCCACCGAAAGTTGAAATTTTTGGTGGCGGTGGAACTGGTGCTCAAGCAATTCCTCTTCTTGGTGATATAGTTGGTAGTGGATCTAGTAAAACTGGAAGTATTATTGGAGTCAAACTTTTAAATGCTGGTTCTGGTTACTTCTTCCCACCATTTGTTGATATTAGTGATAATTGTGGGCAAGGATATGGTGTAGTAGCAAGGTCAGTATTAAATGATGATGGAACAATCAAATACATCTATATTATTTCTGAAGGAGAAAACTACCCAATAGATTTAGAAGCAGATTATTATCTTGAGGATATCTTAATACAAGAAACTGGAGAAAATTATTCTGAAACTGATGTTATAAACGATAATCTTGGAAATGCATATACATTCAATGTATCTGATGGAAGAATCGTTAAGGTTAACCCCATAAATAAAGCAGTTACGGATCTTCCAACACTTACTGTCAAGTCTGATACTGGATTTGGGGCTGTATTAAGACCAATAGTAGGAACAGTTGCAGGAAGATTTGGAACTCCTATTAAATCTATCGATTGTGTTAGCTGATGCCTGCAAGATCAAAAAATAAACAAAATTGGCAGGGTCGTAAGCTTAAGAGTGATGGACCTAAAGTCAGGAGTGATGTTGCCAATCCTCAAATGGGTGCTAACGGTACTGATGTTCATACTCAGTACTCTACCACAGATAATAAGGAAGTATCGGTTACAAGTCTTACTGAAGGTGGAATTTATAAACTATATAATGACCAGTCGATAGAAATTATTGCAGGTCAAAAGAGTTCTTCAACTGGAATTGATATTGTTATATCTGGAAGAAATGGTGATGTATGTATTACTGCAGAGAAAAATGGTAGAGTAAGAATAAGAGCACAAAATGTTATGATTGAGGCTGATGAAGATATTGACCTCAAGGCTGGAAGAAATATAACATTAGATTCTGGATCTGGTAAAATTCTTCTGAAGGCAAACAAGGCAGATTGTGATGCACTGACAGGAAATCTACCTCCAGAAGGATCTACATTCGGTGAACAATGTTTTGCTGGAACTTATGTAGGTGCTGATAAAACTAGACCTGCATTTGGTGGTGGAGTACCATCCATAGGATAGAAATATGTCAGACATTCAAGTTACAGGTTCTCCCGCAGTTTTTAATGAAAACGTCACTTTTTATAGTGATGTTAATATTACTAGTAATGTTAATATTAGAAGTCTTAACGTTTCTTTTACTTCTAATTTAAGTGAACTGAATGTTTCCTCTACTTCTAATTTAAGTCAACTGAATGTTTCTGGAATTTCTAGTTTAAGTGACCAAGTTTTTTCCGCAGGAACTATTTCATTAACTAATAATCCGTTTGTAAGAAATACTCCAATCATAACTTCTAATTATGGTATATCATCATCTTTTAACGAAATGAGTGTCGGCCCAATCACAATTCAAACTGGAGTTACTGTAACTGTAAACTCCGGAGCAACTTGGTCTATTGTATAAGTCATGAGTACGCTAAGAACGAATCAAATACTTTCAGTAGCAGGAAAACCACTTTTAAATAGTAGTGGTAGTGTCGTCCAGACCATTTATATGAGGTCTAATGCCAGAAGCATATATTCTTCTGCTATAAGTGGCGATGGTAATACAATTACCGACTTGAACATGTCTATTACTCCCACTAATGCAAATAATAGAATTATTTGTCAGTGGATGATTAATGGAGAATTGCATCAAGATAATGTATTTTTGATTCATCGTGATGGAGCACTGATTACCACACCCGGAGAGGAAGGTAGAAATAATATATCTAACAATCGTTGGGTCGGATATGCCTCTGCATATTATGACCAAAACGAAGATAGTACTCAAAGTAATTGGGTGATTATGTACAGTCAAATTGCAGGTTCAACGACATCCAGAACCTATGCTCCTGCAGTCAGAAGTTCTAGTGGATCTGCTTATACATTTTATTTAAATAGAACCGTGGGTTCAACTGATGCTGGTCAGGATGCATATGAAAGAACGGTTTCAACGGGAATCATTTATGAGGTGGTTGTCTAATGAGCACTTTAGTAGTAAATAAAGTAGAGGCAAGAGATACTCAGACTCTTCTTAATACTAGTGGTAATATAATTCAGGTAGTTTATGCCAGAACTGATGCAACAAATACATATGCATCTGCCGTAACTGGTGATGGTACTACAATTACTGACTTAAATATATCAATCACTCCTACAAATGCAAATAACAGACTTATTTGCCAATGGATGATTAATTTTGAGGTTCACTGGGATAATGTATTTTTGATTCATCGTGATGGAGCACTGATTACAACGGTTGGAGAAGAAGGTAGAAATAATCTATCAAATAATCGTTGGGTGGGGTATAGTCCTATCAGATATGATATTGATAATAGTACTACTCCGGATAATATGTTTATGATGTACAGTCAAATTGCAGGTTCAACGGCATCTAGAACTTATGCTCCTGCAATCAGAGCTTCTGGTGGAACTGCTTATACGCTGTATTTAAATAGAGTTGTAAATAGTACTGGTACAGATTTTCAAGAAAATATGGTTTCAACAGCAGTAATATATGAGGTAGTAGTATGACTTACGAAATTAATTTTTTAAAAAGATCAAAAATTGAAATCTCTGATGCCCTTCATACACTTTGTCCAGGGTCAACCTGGAGTGTAGAAGATACTTATGAGAGCATTAAGAACTTCAAATCTGATGAATATAATTTACCATCAAAAAAATCTGTTCTTGCCGAAGTAGAAAGACTTCAAAATATTGCAGATTCTTATCAATATCATAGACTTCGTGAAAAGGAATATCCAGATTTTAGGGACTATCTGGATGGTATTGTAAAAGGTGATCAAGAGCAAATGCAGGAATATATAGATAAGTGCCTAGAAGTGAAGGCAAAGTACCCTAAACCAGAATAATCATGAGTACTTTAAAAGTTAATGAAATACAAGATACTGTTGGTAAAATTATTTTAAGAAATAGTGGAAGTATTTTACAGGTTGTAAATGCAAACAGTGTAGGTGTTATTGGTGAACTTTCAACGACTTCAGTAGCTTATGTAACAACAGGTTTAAGTGTCTCAATTACTCCAATATCGGCAACATCAAAACTTTATGTTGAACTCGTTGGTAATTGTAAATATAATCATCCCACAGAACCAGGAGACAACGGTGTAACATTTAAAATATATCGTGATGGTGCTGCAATAAACTCAGGTGCTGGTGATTGTCTTTTTTATAGAAGTGATGCCAGTACTCAAAATCACCATTTTCCTGTTGCATTATCTCATTTTGTGAATGCAAATAGTACAGCAACTACAACATTTACACTATTTTTTTCTGATCAATGGGGTGGCACTGGATTTTATTCCAGAGATTGGGGAACTCATCAATTTACAGTTATGGAAATTGCAGCATAATTATGAGTACACTAAGAGTTAATCAAATACAGGATACTAATAATAAAATTATTTTAAATAATACTGGAAGTATTTTACAAGTAGTAAATGCAAACACTATTGGTCTTACCGGTGAAATTACAACCACTTCGGCAGCTTATGTGACAACAGGATTAAGTGTCTCAATTACTCCAATATCAGCATCATCAAAACTTTATGTAGAATTTATTGGCAATTCTAAATTTAATGGTGGTGCTGGTGATGATGGTGTTGCTTTTAAAATCTATCGTGATGGTGTTGCAATAAACACGGTAAAACCAGTATCAACAGATGGAGGTGATTCATTATTTTATAGACCTGAATCTAATGGAAATAATAATCATGGACAACTTGCAGTATCTCATCTTGTAGATGCAAATAGCACCGCAACCACTACATTTACGTTATTTTTCGGTGACCAATGGGGTGGAACTGGAGTTGTAAGTAGGGATTGGGGAGCTAATCAATTTACCGTTATGGAAATCGTAGCATGACAATATTAAGAACAAATTTAGTAACCACAACAGGTGATAAAACAATACTAAGATCCACTGGAAATGTATTGCAATCTAAATTTATAAATTCAATAACTACATCTCAACCAACAACAACATCGACATCTTATATTCCTACTGGTATTTCTATAAATTTTACTCCATTACAAGCAACATCAAAATTATACATAAGATTTATTTTTAATTTAGTATATACCAATACTGTTAGTGATGGTGGTTGTATGGTAAAATTATACAGAGATGGGGCGGTAATAAATAGTGCAAGTAATTCAGATAATTTTGTATATAGAAGCACTCCACCAGGGGGGAATGCTTATGCTCCCGGAAAAATCATACATTATGTAAATGCAAATACTACAAACCCAACTACATTTGAAATATACCAAAGAAGTTATGATGGAGAAGCTGCAGCAATTACTGGATATTGGGGTACGAATTCAATGATGATAATGGAGATAGTAGCATGAATACTAAAAGAGAAGACATTAAATTACCTCAGGCATTGCTTTCTCTTCGTCCAGGAGCACAGTGGTCTTGTTATGGGGACAACTATGAGGATATGGTTTGGCACGAGAATGACATTCTGCCCCCAACAAAAGAAGAAGTTGAGGTAGAAATTGAAAGACTTAGAGATGAATGGGATTATAATGAATATCAAAGACTTCGCGCCAAAAAGTATCCTTCCTTTGCCGAACAATTTGATTTACTTTATCATGGTGGATATGATGCTTGGAAAGAAAGTATAGATGAAATTAAAAACAAGTATCCTAAACCTGAATAATTATGAGTACTCTAATTACAAATAATATTAAAAATCCAACATCTGCATCCACAAATATTGTCCTAAATTCTGATGGATCTGCCACAATTCCTGGCGCATCAATAACACTTGCAACTGCTGTAAATCTTCCTGCTGATGGATCTGCGGGAAGTAACATTAATTTTACTGGAATTCCAAGTTGGGCAAAGAGAATTACAGTGATGATGAACGGTGCAAGTCTTAATGCTCTCACTCCATTTCTGATACAATTGGGAACTTCTGCCGGAGTCACCAATTCTGGATACACGAGTTACTGGGGATTTGCATATGGTGCAGGAACAGGTACTTCGGCAAGTTCTGCGGGATTTGGTATACACCTGGGAAACCCTGCGGAAATTATATGGGTCAATGTTATTATTACAAATGTAACTGGGAATACTTGGCTAGCTAGTCATGGGGGAGCACTAGTTACCGGACCTGGAGGAACTGGCGTACAGATTACTGGTGGTGGCAATGTTACTCTACCTGGAACACTAGACCGAGTTAGATTAACATCAGTTTCTGGAACGGCATTATATGATCTTGGTTCCGTTAATATCATGTACGAGTAATTGCCAAACCCCTTGACACCCCGCTCCAGATGCCCTATAATACCTAGGTAATCAAACGAAACTCCTGATGCCTGCCGAAGAGACCCTGACCCGTTGTGTTGTCGATACACTGGCACGTAAGTTCTACCTGTATTCTAGTGAGGGTGGTGAACGAGTTGTAAATTGTGAGACTCCAGACCAGTTTATGAATGTTCTTGAAGTGGTTCGTGCTCAGGTAAGTGATGATTGCCTTGCATATTCCGATCCTCTTTGATAAATGGAAGTTTTTACCGTGGAACAATTTCAACAACAATTTGACGAACTCCTTGAAAGAGTCGAGAATGGAGAAAAAATAGCAATTGTCGGTGAAGACGGAAGATCGGCAGTAATGATTCCTGCAGACGACGAGATTATACGAATACACACCGAGTTAAACAACGAAGCTCAGTAGTATTCTGAGTTTTTATGCTCGTGAGACTTGGTAGTCAGAGTCGTCTTATAAACGATTTGCGCCAGATTAGCGCCTTTGAGATGGTTCGAATCCATCCACGAGTATTGCTATTCGTTATTTGCGAATAGCGAATGCTCCTTTAGCTCTCTGGCGAAAGCTCCGAACTCATAATTCGGCTAAGGTCGGTTCGATCCCGACAAGGAGCACTTGACTATTATGATTCTTTGAGTTATAATGGTCTTACACAAACGCCCGTGTAGCCCAGCGGAAGAGGCAAGAGACTTAAAATCTCTCAAGCGGTGGTTCGAATCCACTCACGGGTATTAAAATAAATATAAGATATTGAAACACTCAAATGTCTTATAAGTACAAAATCACTCATGCATACTGTTGGTACAATAATGGCAGTATGATAGTGAAAATGTACTTCATCAACGAGATTCCATTTACTTTTGATGAACTCCCAGACGGGCACTTATACGATCAAGAACTCTGTAGAACGGCAGACAAATATCGTACATTTGAACCAGAAGACTTATATAGAAACTCTTTTTATCTGATAGACGAGGAGGCACATCCTTGTTTCTTTCCAGTTGAGTTAGAAAACCCTGAAGATTTACCAGATGAACTAGAGTTTGACTATGATGGGGAAGATTTGCCATCATAAATAAAACATAGAAATATTTCTGGAAATATAGTCAGATGCCTCTTAATAGACTTGACAATTTTATCAAAAATACTGATGGTCGAATTTTATACGTAAGTCCTAGTGATCTTAACGCAACCGACAGTATTACTAATCAGGGAAACGCTCTTTCGCAACCCTTTAAAACAATTCAAAGAGCACTGTTAGAATCTGCTAGATTTTCATATCTGAGAGGTAATGATAATGATATTACAGAAAAAACAACCATCCTTCTGCTTCCTGGTGAGCACCTTATAGATAACAGACCAGGATTTGCACTTAAAGATGATGGTGGAGTAAAAGCTGTTGCTCCGTCTGGAACAGTTTTTAATGCGACTACAGAATTATCACTTACCTTAACATCAAACTTTGATATCTTACAAAGAAATAATATTCTTTATAAGTTTAATAGTGTTTATGGTGGTACGATTGTACCTAGAGGAACTTCTATTGTTGGTCTAGACTTAAGAAAGACAAAAGTAAGACCTCTATACGTACCTAATCCAACTGATGCGAATGTAAGGGCATCAGCTATTCTAAGAATTACTGGTGCCTGTTATTTTTGGCAAATGTCTTTCTTTGATGGTCTAGAATCTTCACTGGTTTATACAGATTCCTCAGACTTTTCAATCTCAAACTCTGCAGCACCAACATTCTCACACCACAAACTGACTTGCTTTGAGTATGCTGATGGCGTCAACAAAGTAATTGGTTATGATCTAACTGACCTTGACATGTATTATAGCAAGGTCTCTAATGCATATAATGAAGCTTCAGGTAGAAATATTGACCAGAAGTATCCAACCGCAACACTAGGATTTACGAAACAAAGACCTGAATGGGAAATTGTTGGTGCATTTGCTCCAGACCCAATTAATATTTCTAAAATTGTTTCTGGTGATGGATTTACACCAGGAAACGTTGTTACCGTAACTACATCAGTAGACCATAAGTTTACTGCTGGAACACCCATTAAAATTAATGGTGTAACGGCACGAGATTATAATATTTCAACAAAAGTACAAACAATATTATCTGACACAGAATTTACTTATATTCTTCCAGTTGTCAGTCCTACTCTACAAGCAACTCCTAACCCTGGTGGTGCAACCGTAACGATTGAGAGTGATACGGTTAGTGGAGCATCTCCATACGTATTCAACTGCTCCTTACGTTCGGTTTGGGGTATGAATGGAATGCACGCTGATGGTGACAGAGCGAGCGGATTCCGTTCAATGGTTGTTGCTCAATTTACTGGTGTTTCACTTCAAAAAGACGATAGAGCATTTGTAAAGTACAATCAATCTTCTAGAGTTTATGAAGGAATCAATCCCATTAATCGTGTAACAGGTCAAGATTTATCATCGGGAGCAACATCCACAGATATAACTCAGGCATATCACCTAGATTCTGATGCTATTTACAGACCAGGATGGGAAACAAGTCATATTAAACTATCAAATGATTCGTTCATTCAGATTGTTTCTGTCTTCGCAATCGGATATAATAAACACTTTGACGCTCTAAGTGGTGGTGATGGATCTATCACTAACTCAAACTCTAACTTTGGGCAAATTGCTCTGAATGCTGAGGGATTTAAGAATGAAGCGTTTGAAAAGGATAATACTGCAGTCATAACCTCAATTATTGCTCCTAGAGCAGTTATAAGAGAAGAATCTGACATTGACTGGTTATCGTTTGATGTTGGATTAACAACTGCCGTTGGTATTACCAGTCACCTGTATCTGTTTGGATTTACTTCAAGAGACGATACACCACCAATTAATATTCAAGGATTTAGAGTTGGTGCAAGAGTAAACGATAAATTATATCTTCCTACTGGCATTGGTGGTACAGTAACTGCCAATATTTTGATGACGGATTCTATTAATGAATTTGCAGTTTCTTCAATCGGTGGAACAGTCTCTTATGGAAACTTCACTAGTGAAAAAGTATATCAAGTAGCTTCTGGTCCAACCAATAATATTTTAAATCTTGGGGGAGTTCCACATGGATTATACACTGGGGAATCAGTTAGAATATTCAGCGACACTGGAGACCTTCCAGAAAATATTAATCCAGAAACAAAGTATTATGTAATCTTCAATAGTTCCACAACGATTAAACTTGCATCATCACCGACAAATGCAACTTTATCAAATGCAATTAAAATATATGGTGGAACTAGATTAAAAGTTGTAAGTAGAGTATCTGATAAAAATCCTGGCGATCCAGGGCATCCAATACAATTTGATACTACTAGGTCAAACTGGTATATTCATACCAATAGAAACAGTGATATCTATCAAGGATTGAGAACTTTAGGTGTAAGTAATCTTGGGGTGAGATCTCCAATCCCCAACTTCAAGAGAATTGCAGACAGTAGAAGTATTGACGAGAAGATTTATAAACTGAGAGTTTTCATTCCAAAAGAAGCACAAAATACTAAAGATCCTACAGTAGCATTTATTATTCAAGAGTCAAGTAAGACTGGATTCAGAAGTGACTTTGACCCTGCAATTACAACCTTAGAATCATCTGATTTTGAATACAATAGAAATCCAAGATTTATCAGCTCCTGTACTTATAGTGGATCTACTATTAGAGTAACAACAGAGATTCCACATAATTTAAAAGTTGGTGAAAAGGTAACCATTTTAAATGTGCAGAGTTCTGCAAATCCATTTGCTACCGAAAATGAAGGGTTCAATGGTGAATTCGTAGTTACTTCAACTCCTTTCTCACAAGTATTTGAATATACAAATGTTGATACATTTGGAGTTACTCGTGTCCCAGGAACTTTCACAAGCCCAGATACAAGTAACAGAACTCTAACTCTACCTAGATTCCAGAGAAGAGATCTTCTCAGCAATTATTATATCTACAGAAATGAAGTAATTAGTCCTTATATTAAGAATAGTCAGGATGGAGTCTACCATTTATATGTTTTAAATTCCACAAACCCTGTGGAAGATACATTCACAAATCTAAAATATAGTCAAAATATTGTTGACCTCTATCCACAATTAGATCTCGACAACGTTGATGATAATCCACAAGCAACAAAAACATACGCAAAAAGAGCTCCTCTAGGTGAAGTTGTAACGAATGACCTCAAGAAGAGTCTCACTAGAGAAACTGTAGACCTTTTCTTGCAAGACTTTGGTGTTGGTGTCGCAGTATCGTTCTCACAAAGAAATAATACAGTAGGTATTACGACTGTTGTATTCAGAAAAGACCATAATCTTTCTGGAATTGTAACATATAGTGCTCTATCTGGTGGAACTGGTAAAACCAACGGAACTTTCTATAATGTAAAACTTTATGATAATGCAGCATTAACTTCTTGGAAAGGTGCAACCGCAAGAGTTACTATAAGCAGCAATGCCGTTGTTGCTGCAGATATTACATCTCCTGGTTCTGGATATGCTAATGGGCAGGTTCTTTACTTTGATACCACTAAGATTGGTGGAGCAGCAAACGCAACAATTACTCTTGCGGCAACAGGAATTTCCACAGCTATAGGAAATGTAATCTACCATTGGTGACCCATATGTTGCACTCGGTCAATATGGTGTTGTTGTAAGTAGAAAAACTGATTTAAGTGGTTCTGTAGTTTATAACTCTGTTGTTGGAATAGCGACATTTACAACCACTAGAGCGCATGGATTATTAACAGGAAATAAATTCAGAGTACTCGATGCTAGTAATAATAATCTAGGAGATTTTATTGTTAATGATAGATTAAGTGTTACCAGCTTTAATTCAGAAATAGATGGTGCATTTAATACCACACCAAGTTACATTTATAAACTTGGATTTGCCGCAAATGAAGGTCTCTCAGATTCTGGTGGCGAGAATCTAGGTGTTAGAGATGTCATTATGTTCAATAATGAAGTTCTAATACTAGAACAAACTATTACCGCATCATCGAGCGAGACATCATTTAGTGTTTCATCTCCAGTTTCTGGAATTAGTACAACAAAACGATTTGAAATAGGATCATATATTCAGATTGATTCTGAAATTATGAGAATTGCCAAGAGCACTTTAAGTGGTTCTCCATCTAATAAAATTACAGTTTTACGTGGAGTTCTTGGAACAATTATTGCTGAACATACTACAGGTTCACTTATTAAGAAGATTAAAGTCCTACCAATTGAATTCCGTAGACCATCCATTCTTCGTGCATCTGGACATACTTTTGAATATCTTGGATATGGACCTGGAAACTATTCTACTGGTCTTCCTCAAGTTCAATTAAAATCACTTTCAGAGAAAGAATCTTATCTTGTACAGTCACAACAAAGATCGGGTGGTAGTATAATTTACACTGGAATGAATAATGATGGTGACTTTTATATTGGAAATACCAAGTATTCAGCATCTAGTGGTCAACAAACTACATTTGCAATTCCAACACCAACTATCACTGGACTAGATCCTTCTAGATTGAGTGTGGTTTATGATGAAGTTACGGTTAAAGAAAGACTTCTAGTAGAGGGTGGAAATTCTGGAACAATTCTATCTCAGTTTGATGGTCCGGTAACCTTTAACAATGAGGTTAAATTAAATGATGTAGTAACTGTTGATAGTCTACTTAAGGTAACAAACGCAGCGCAATCAACTACTATCAGTGATGGATCTGCAGTTTATTCTGGTGGAATTGGTATTGCCAAGAATTTAAATGTTGGTGGAAATGCTGGAATTTCTGGAAACATAACTGTCACGGGAACAACTACATTCCAGTCTACAATATCTGTTACGGGAGCGACCAATCTTTTATCTACTTTATCCGTAACTGGAAACACTACATTAACAGGAACTTTAACAGTTAATGGTGGTGGCGGTGGCACTGCAATACAAGTGAATAATGGTGGTGATTTAGCTCTGTTTAATGCAGGAAATACTGGATCTGCCTCACTCTTCTGTGACACTAATAATGAACTTAAGACTAATGGAAATGTCCTAATTGGAGGTGCATTGAATGTAACCGGAGACATCACGGCATTCTTCACTTCAGACCAAAGACTGAAGGATAACATCACTCCAATTCCTGATGCACTGAGTAAAGTTCTTTCAATCAGTGGTAACACATTTGATTGGAATGAAAAATCAGAAAAAGAAGGAAATGATGTTGGTGTAATTGCACAAGAAGTTCTTGAAGTTCTTCCTGAAGCGGTTACAACAAGAGAAAATGGATATCTGGCAGTTCGTTATGAGAAAATAGTTCCCTTATTAATTGAGGCAATCAAGGATTTAACTGCCAAGGTTGAAGACTTACAGAATCAAATTAACAATAAATAATTAAAAAACATCAATGACTAATTATAATAAATCTTTTAATTTTAGGAATGGTGTTCAAGTTGATGTAGATAAATTTATTGTACGTGGAAGTCTGGTAGGAATAGGAACTTCTCTTCCCACAGAAAGATTTGAAGTTACGAATGGAAATGCTAAATTTAATAGTTTGTTGATTGCAAACAATCAACAACTGTCTGGAATTGGAACATTTAATGAAATTAGGTCTGGAAGTTTTATTGCAATACAAGGTTCTTCTGGTGTAGTAACTGCCACAGCATTCTATGGAAATGGTGCTACACTTTCTAACCTACCAACATCACAATGGATTGACGTTAATGAACCTGGATTAGGTTTCACTAGCATATATGCTCAGGGAAACGTTGGGATAGCAACTACTAGTCCATTTTGGTCTTTACAGATTGGTGGAAATCCTGAGCAACCATTCAGAAATGGTGTTGGTATAAACTCAAATGGTAACATCTATACTACTGGAATTATAAGTGCATTCCAATATGTTGGTAGTGGTGCAGGACTTACTTCCCTCAATGCTTCTCAAATTACTACGGGATTACTTCCACTTGATGTAATCCCACAAATTACAAATATCAAAATTCCAGATCCATTGCAAGTTGGTGTTATTAGTGCAACAACCCAATTCTATGGAAATCTAACTGGAATTGCTCAGAGTGCAACAGGAATAATAGCAGGATCAAACTTAAATAATCTGGGAATTGTTACTGCTTCAAGTATTATAGCAGTATCTGGAAGTGTAGGGACTCTTGGAATTACGACTGCAACTGTAACTGATAGATTAAATGTTGGTGCAGCTCTATCAGTTACTAATCTGGTAACAGTTGGTACTGGAGCAACATTATTAACCGTTGCTTCTAACGGAAGAATTGGAATTGGTTCAACAACTCCAATTGCAAACTTAGAGGTAAGATCAGTAGCAAATACTTTATTAGAAGTTATTAGTAACACTAATCAGGCAAGAATTGCAATTGGTCAAAGTACTCAAAATGTGGGCACTGCGAATAGTAGTGCAGTCTTAAGATTTGGAAACTCTAGAAGAACCTTTGATATTATTAATAATGACCAGGGTAACTTCAACTTCATTATTCATAATGGAGCAAAGCAATCTGGAGTTCAAACTGGAAGATGGGGTTGGTTTTATGGGCAAACTGGAAATGAAGTATTATCCCTTACATATGACGGAAAACTTGGCATAGGTAAAACTAATCCAGTGGACTTCTACCAACTAACATATATGCATCAAGTGGAGTATCTACTGTTAAAGAATTACACATATACGATCCTGTTGGATTTAGTTCCTTAGGAATAGGAACAGATAGACCAAAATATGGATTTGATGCTTCCAATTCAGTTGGGCAAATTTTACAACTTGGAGTTAACTCCATACCGTTAGGTGCATCCTTTGCAGTAGAAGGACTTACATTGCTTGATAGTGTTGGAGTTGGAACCACAGCACTATATGATCCTCTTGATGATGGTGCATATGGTAATATGCAGATTTATGGGCAAGATGTTTATTTCTTAGGGTCTCAAGAACTTAGGTCATCAATTTCATTTGACCCATATACAAGTTTAGGATATAACATATCACAACCAAGGTCAATTCTCGACTTTGGTAGTGTTGTTGGTGCGGCAGTAAGTTACGGATTCTTTATTGCTCCTACACTTACGACAGTACAGAGAGGCACTATCACAACTCCAATTAATGGTGGAATCATTTACAATAGTACTGTAAGTGATTTCCAAGGATATAACGGAGCTTGGTTCGGTTTTGGTGATGTTAACGTATCTTCCACAACATCAACCGATACGACTGCATATCCACTACTGGTAGGAAACGTTGCAACTGGTTATCAATCAACATTCATTGATAACACCACATTGTCATATAATGCCAGCACAAATACACTTACTTGTACAAACATTAGTGATGGTATCGGAAATGTACGTGACTACCCACAAAACGGAATTATTGTTCCTGATGGTGTGTTTAGTGCAGGTCAGTACGTTATTCTAGTTAATAACACTACGTCTACATGCAACATTACCAACTCTGGTGGTGGTGCAACTACAGTGATTAGAGTTGCTGGTGATTCAGTTACTACTCTACCCCAAGTATTAGGAGCTTTTGGTGTCGCAACACTTCTTTGTGTTGCAGCGAACACATTTGTCCTTTATGGTCAGGGAGTGACTTGACATAATCTCTAAATCTCTGTAGACTAGGTTTGTCTCCGTTGAAGATGAGATTCTAGGACACTTTAAGAACTGGCACAGGGGGCTCCACAGACCCCCTTTTTTGCTGTTATAATGTATGCATACACAAAGAGACAGATGCTTCAACTCCGTCCCCACCAGCAAGATGCCCTGAATGCTCTCCAGCAGCATTCTAAAGGTATTTGTGTGTTCCCTACCGGCGGTGGTAAGACCAACGTTGGTATCTTTGATGCGATGAAGCAACTGGAGTCTGATACTCCTCAAACCATCGTTGTGGTTGCTCCCCGTATTCTGCTGGTAGAGCAACTGTCTTCTGAGTATCTTGAGTTTATCACGAATGCAACTGTGATGCACGTTCATAGTGGTGAGACTCATCACTATTCTTCTACCAAACCTTCTGACATTCACTGGTTTGCCGAGAACACTTCGGGTCACAAACTTATCTTCACTACCTACAACTCTCTGCAGCAACTGCAACGTGCAGAAATCACTGTGGATACCATTTACTTTGACGAGGCACACAATAGCATTCAACGCCACTTCTTCCCTGCAGTAGAGTATTTCAGTGCAGAGGCACAACGCTGCTATTTCTTCACCGCAACTCCCAAATACAGCAATGTAATTGGTAAGGCAGGTATGAATGATGTTGATGTTTATGGTCAAATCATTGCCAAGGTTCCTGCTCCTCAACTGGTACAGAACGGTTACATTATTCCTCCCAAGGTGATTGCAACTCAAATGCGCCTCTCTGTCAAAGGTGAGGATATTGCTCAGCGTGACTGTGAGTATCTGCTCCAGACCATTCAGGAAAATCCCGTTGATAAAATCCTGATTTGTGCCAAGGCAACCAAGCACATTATTGGTCTGCTTTCTCAAACTGACTTTGCCGAACAACTGGCAGAGGAAGGTTATTCTGTGATGCACATTACTTCCAAGCACGGTGCATTTATTGATGGTGATAAGGTCAATCGTGAGGTGTTCTTTGACACT